TAACTTCAGGCCTTTTTCTCTAAGCTCTACGGCTTTGTCAGCTTTATATAAATGGAGGCCTTTTAGACTTTTTACTAAAATCCAAACTGAAGCGTCTTTATGTAAAGTAATCCAACTAACTTGTTGGGGGCTAAGTTTTACGGCATTAAACTTTGTGTACTTTAATTCTATAAAATGAAATTTGTGATTATGATCACATAACAATAAGTCTGGTAACCCAAGCGTCATCCAATTTTCAATACGGCTCAGTCTTAATTTCTTATTGTATTGTAACGAGGCTCTCTTTAGTTGTTCGTATAGACCCGCTTCCTTTTTTATCGGATTTGCTTTCTTCGTGGTCAATAACGTCTTCAGCGTATTTCGGTTCATTTTGTTTCAATTCTTTTAAAGCTTTTAAAACTTCATCTTTAGACATGCTATCAATAGTTCCATGACGGATTTCAGATTTGTTAATATAAATGTTCCCGTTAGCTTGCCCTCTTCTATACTCAGCTTGAACTGCGGCTGAATATGCCCCGCTTTCAATAGCCAAATCTCTTATCTTTTGTAAGTCTCTTAAATGTCTTTTAAAACTAACACCATATTTTTCATCTAATTCATCTCGATAAGATTGGATAGCTTTACAAACATGAGGACATATCTCAGGGTTCATCATTTCATAAGCTCTGGTATGAGCTGAAGAAGCGGGAAAGCCCGCATTAATCGCAGCATCTCTATGAGTTATCATACCATCATTAGATACAAGCTCTTTAACAAACAGTTCTTGTTTACGAGTAAGCTTACTATGTATGTCCGCTTTGGGTCTTCCTCGACCCTTTTTCAGAGGCTTTAATTCATTCATCTCTTATATATACACCACAGAATCTTTTTTTGCAAAAAACTTTTTAGCCCTTAGTAAGGCCAAAATGGAAATAAGACTAGAAGTTACATATTTGTAATATAATATGTAACCAAATATGTAACCATACAACTCTTATGTAATAACGATTACAGAAGGAAGTTACAAAGTTACACTAGTTACACCTATATTTCATAAAAAATATTTTTTTTATTCTCAGCTCTATATATAAAGGAGATTAAGAAATGTAACCAAAAGAAAAGGCTCACGACCTTTGAGCCGTGAGCCTTAGTTCTTAACTTGCTTTTAGTTTTTCAAAAGCTTTGATCAAGTATTTTGGAATTTTGCTACCACAATCAAATTCTTCAGGAAGAGTTCCATCTAAATTTAAATATGCCCAAGATCGATGATCAGACCAGTCAGAAGATTCATTTCTTACAATACAAAACCTAAATCCCATATTGTCTTCAACATAACCACAATCTTTTTGCAAACCTTCATTAAACTCACTACCAACTGTGTTCCAAACAACTGTGTCAGTACAATAAAGTTTTTTGAAATCTTTGATATTATAAGTGTAATTTTTATCACAACATTTTCCTTTTTCAAAAGATAAAAAATGGTTGTGGTCTTCAATATCTCCATGTTCTAATTCAAACATTTCAATATCAAATTCGTAGTATATTGTTTTCATTAATTTTCTCCTATATAATAATGAAAGATTAACATTACAAAATTAGTCACCAACTATGTCAAACAGATATAGGATTTCTCCCATACTTAATAGTATCAGAAAACAAATCAATGTCAACTATTAAAATTATTCAATGAAATCAAGTACTTAGGAGGACGATTCTTTTTTCGTTTTCCAGAAATATTCGTCAGTATCTCCGAGTCGGGTTTCGTTTCCATTTTCGACTTGGTAAAATTCGGTACTAACTTTAAAGTCTGGGCGCTTTGGTTCGTCAGGCGTGAGACTATTATCATAAACTCTCATTCTATTATTAGGATACAAACAGAACTGGCCATTATTTAGTTCCAGTAAATTAAAAGACTTATGTTCATCTGGTTGTTCAGACGTACTAAAATCCACAGAATTTATATCGGCGTGATAATTATCTAGGGTTGCGATGTAAGTACCTTTTTGCAGACCAAAGTCTCTGGTTAATACCTCATAGTCCATTGAACCGATGAATTGCTTAGAAATAGCAACGATACCATAATCCATACAGTTCCAAAATTGCAGATTATTAAGAGGCATGTCTGGAGTGGGCGTTTCGGCCTGAGAAAGAAATGCGCTGATAGGAAGCTTGTCAAACAAAGCACCATATTCAGGTAGATAAGTCTCAAAATAAAATGCCCGTCCAGGAATAGATTTAGCACTAACCCAGATTCCATCGACAAATTCCCCATGTCCATCTTCGAGATCCCTTAAATATTCCCGCCTAACTTTTACTTTAATAGCGGGCAGATTACATATTAATTCACTCATATTATTATCTCACTTAACGTTGTTTCGCGGGCTTCGATAGAACTAGTTTTGTTTATTCGACCAATTTCATCTTCCATTTCAGCCCTAGCCTTTGCTTTTTTACCTATATCTTCAAACAACATTTCGTCTTCAGCGGGTTCAGTAGGATTTAATTGCGCTAATTTATATATTTCTCTAACGGCCGTGTTTACACCAGAGGATTGATATTCTCCTCGGCACATAGAACACAATTTAGGTTCAATACGTTCATGCTTGGTGTTTTTCAACAACGAGCCACAATCTTTGCAATGATCTATACTATTTTTTGGCATTTAATATCCTCTCTTCATAACTATAAGACTATTTGTTAACAAAACAGCCATTTTTGCATTGTCAGCCTTTTTTAATTTTGATACTTCCTCATTAACCAGACCTTCTATTTCTAAAATAGCCTCTGCCCATAGTGGCATTTCGTTTATGTTAATCCAAGCGCTATTTTTTTTGATTTCCTTAGTCATCTTTAAATTTCTCCCCATATTCTGCAATTTTAATGTTGTAACAAATCTTCATTTTTTTTATCTCACCCGTCTTAACTTCTAAGAGAGTATAGATAGGATAAGAAACACCATCTATTTCTTCAATTTCAAAATGAACTAATTTGTAATTTAAAAGAGATTGGTATTCTTTTAGTTCGTCTTCGCTCATCTAAACATCTCCTTCATCTTCTCCAAAAAGGTTGGCTTGTGGGGCGTGACTCGTGGGTCGAGAATGTGGAGTTTCCACACGTTCATCATAGTCGTTGGCTTTTTCCCAAATTCGTCTACATGGCGGGATCCAGAGCAGTTGGGTTTCTTTAGTAGTCCCCGCAGAGCCGCGCCATATGAACCAAGCGTAGCTTGTAGCCGTTGAAGCAGTTGCTGACAAGCGACCTTTAATGATTGGCACTCGCTCGCTAAATTGTGCGATAACGTGCGGAGGATTTGGTTTAAATAATCTTTCATAACGTCCTATACTTTCCATAAATTGAGTTCGAGCAAAGATTGCAACGCATTGCCGTGCCATTGGCAAGGCTTTTAGTACAAATTCTTCTGCTAAATTAAAAGGTGGGTTGGTTATAATAAAATCATATGATCCTGAGACATCGGCCGTTAAGAAATCAGCTATACGATCTTGGCCATAGTCAGCTATGTCACATGATTCGATATCGGTAAAATACTCTTTAAGAACTTTGACCATATGCCCGCCACCGCAAGCGGGTTCGAGGCACGTCTCAGAGATAACATCGTTATGGGGAAACAACCAGTTTGGCTTGAGGATTTCTTCAAACAAAGCTCTGGTTGCCCAAGGAGGTGTAGGGAAGTAATCCAGACTGCGAATCACTTCATGCCGTTGGCTCATAACGGCATGACTTTTGTTCTGACTAATCATTCGTCCTCCTCATTAAATATTGTTAAACCAAATTTATACCCGCGCCGATAATAGGCAGAGGACTTTTGTTTATCGTTCATATTTTTTTTATGATAAGCGTCTGTTACACCATCTTGAAAATGAGATAAATAATTAGATCTCTTTTTCTCTACGGGATTTTCCATCAATCGTCTCCCAAATTAAATTGTTGATGTAAATCACAACAAGCCTCATCCAAAGCTTTAATATCAGATAACATAATATCGTTTAGATCTCTTATGCTGAGTATAGTGCTATTTAAAGCTTCGTAAGTAGCGTGAACCGCTTGTATTTGTTCGAGAGTAAGGGTTTGTAGACCTTTTTGTCTAAGCTTTCTTTGCTTATCTCTTTCTATTTGCCATTCTGGTTTCTTTGTCATTTTGACCTCCAAGTCTTTGTTAAAGTTCGTGTGCAGATTGTTTTGAGGTTGCGTCACTAAGAGTAATACTGAGATTAATACACAGTCCTGAACTTGCTAAACAATCCGCACATATAATAAGTAGGATTTATCGCATACGATGTCAAGCACAAAAAAATCCGCTAGGGATAGCCTAGCGGATTTTAGGGTTTTGCAATGTCATCTTAAGGAATAGGAGTACATTAAGATATTTTGATACTATTCTCCGGCCAAGAAGAAGTCAATCCCATATATTAATATATTTGTATTTTTTTAATTTAATTCTTAAATCTTCATTAGAGCAGTTGCTACAAAAAAGGTTTATGGCTAGTCTACTGTCTCCGGTAAACAATAGTTTATCATTGCGGTATACAGTTCCTTTGGCATTGGAGCTTACTTTTAATTTGTACTCGCCGTTCTCATAGATCGATTCGTTCATTTAGCAATACTTCTTAAACTTTCCATCACCGAATCAATCGAGGGGATCTTTGAGTTCTTGTTTACCACACAGCGATACTGCTTCGGGCATCCCGCACTAATATCAGTAAATTCTAACTCATAAGTTTTTTGAGCTCCAACGTATATACAAGCCATTTTATTTTTAAACACTTTTCTCGTTTTTAAACGGCAAGTGGTGTAGACGGGCTCAATTATTTTGCCTTGCCATATCTTTTGTTGCCTTGTGTAATCTTTTGCTTCAGCTCGCTTAATCCAAATGGAAGCCACTAACGTAAAAAATCCTATTACAACCATAAACAAGAAAATCCAACCTATAACCTCTGCAATTTGTTGTCTTAACTTTTGTTGTTTATATATAGTTCTTTGACGCTCTTTTCTAATCTCTCCTTCCATCTGAAGTAATTCATCATAAGCGTTAGGTCCTATAGTTAAATTTAAAAACATCTTTAACTCATAGCGTTGCTCTTCTAATTTTTTCTTAGCCGAATAAGCCTGTAGTGCTGTGGCTTCAATACTTCCTGCACCAAAGACTTTACCAAATATTCCAGGGTTCTTGGCTTGTTTTTCAGCGTTATCTATATCTGATGAGGCTCCCATCCACCTAGTTAAGTCACCAGACATTTGTTCTAAATCACGACCAACAGCAAACCCACTCTTAATTGCAGAGAATGCTTTGCTTGCAACACCTACGGCTATTGATATAGTTACTGGATCCATATCCAGATTATATCACACCTTATTTAGGTTTGTTAG